GTGAAAAGGCACGAGGTTATCTAACTGGTAGAAATAATTATAGAGATGATATAGCAAAGACACAGACGTACAAGGGACACAGATTAGGAGTAGCAAAGCCAAAGCATTTTGATCTAATGCGTGAATACATGGAAAAGGCATGGGGCTTTGAAATGCAAGAGGGTCAGGAAGCTGATGATGCTATAGGCATAGAAGCCTACAAACTAGACCCCAGAGATTACGTTATCTGTTCTATTGATAAAGACCTGAACAACCTTAGAGGATGGCACTACAACTTCCATAAGAATGAAATGTATTATGTCAAGGAAGAAGAAGCTATCAAGAATTTTTATAAGCAGTTGTTGACAGGAGATAGGACAGATAACATCCCAGGTATCAAAGGTATTGGCGACAAGAAGGCTGATAAGATACTTGATGGATTAGAAGAGGAAGAAGACTTATACAGAGCAGTATTGGAAGTATACAAATATAATCGTGACTATTTATTGGAACAAGGAAGACTGTTATGGATACGAAGGAAAAAGGAAGAACTCTGGATGCTACCAGAGTAACTTTGGTATATTGGAAGGATGCAGTAGCAGATGTTGGATGGGAAGAAGGTGTCAAGTCAGAGTTACATGACTGCACCAGTATAGGATTCGTAGTCGATGAAACCAAAGATGCTTTGACTCTAGCTAATACTGTATCACAAGACCAGAGCAACTGTAGGATACATATACCTAAGAAGTGGATACAAAAACGAAAGGATATAGAACTTGAAGACAAGCAGCAAAAAAGGCAAAGGAAGAAGTCTACAACAATGGGTAAGAGACTTAATAATAGACAAGTTCAACCTGACCAGTGATGATGTACGATCTACTATCATGGGTTGTAGCGGTGAAGATATCCTACTTTCACCAGCAGCAAGGCAGAAACTAAATGTTTCTATTGAATGTAAAAGCAGGGCTAGGGTTGCTGTATACGGCTTCTATGAGCAAGCTAAGACTAACTGCCCTGGTGATGCAGAACCAGTTGTTGTGGTTAAACAGAACCGATCTATACCTTTGTGTGTGGTTCGGGCTGAACATTATTTTGAACTATTGAGAAAGGCTAACTCTTGAAACATTTGATCATACCTGATACACAAGTAAAGAGAGGCGTAGACCTTAGTTACTTAGAGTGGATTGGAAAATATATCGTTGACAAGAAACCTGATGTTATCGTACAGATTGGTGATTTTGCTGATATGCCGTCACTATCATCCTATGATGTGGGTAAGAAGTCGTTTGAAGGAAGAAGATACAAAGATGATATTGAAGCAGCCAGAGAGGCTATGGATATATTATTAGAACCTATGAGGGAATATAATGCAAGATGCAGAAAAGACAAGAAGAAACAATATCGACCTAGAATGGTTCTCACGCTCGGTAACCACGAACAAAGAATTGAGCGAGCAGTCGAAGGAGATTCTAAACTCGACGGCACTCTTGGTACAGATGATCTCGGATACTCAGAAGCTGGTTGGGAGGTGTTTGATTTCCTTGATACTGTTAGTATTGATGGGGTTGTATATTCTCACTACCTTGTAAGTGGTGTGATGGGTAGACCTATTGGCACTGCTTCAGCTATGGTCAACAAGACTCACCAGAGTTGCGTAGTAGGTCACCAGCAAGGCAGACAGGTAGCCTATGGTAAAAGAGCAGATGGTTCTATCATAACTTGTATCATAGCTGGTTCTTGTTATCTACACAATGAAGACTACATGGGAGTACAAGGTAACACTCATTGGCGAGGTATCGTAGTATTACATGATGTACAGGATGGACAGTTTGATGAGATGTTTGTAAGTTTAAAATATTTAAGGAAGAAGTATGGATAATTTTATGACTAAGAATAACAGCGATTTGTATGAGGAAGATATGAAGCTAGAAGACAAAGTAAACCATCCGGCACACTACAACAAAGGAACAATAGAAACCTACGATTACATAGTTGATACACTAGGCGAGTATGAATCTATCAGTTATTGTCAGGGTAACATAATCAAATACATTAGCAGAATGTGGCACAAGGGTAAACCATTAGAAGATGCTGAGAAGGCTGAATGGTATTTGAAAGCTATGATTAAATTATTAAAAGAAACGAAAGGTAGTAATTGGGGGTAATATGGCATTGACAATACATGACATTTGTGATAGACTTAAAAACCTTGACGAGATTTCCTTGTTAGAGGTTTTGGATATATCATCAGAAGATATCGTTGATAGATTCAATGATAAGATAGAAGAGAAAGCAGACGAACTAGAAGAGGAGTTAAGAGATTGAAGACATACAGCCAATTTATAGCAAAGAGCCGTTACGCAAGATACCTAGAAGAAGAGCAGAGAAGAGAGGATTGGAGTGAGTCTGTTCAGAGATATATGGACTTTATGGTAAATCATTTAGAAAGAGAAATAGGTCATGTAGTAGATACACCAACAAAATTAAGAGTACAGGAAGCAATAGAGAACCTAGATGTTATGCCATCTATGAGGGCTATTATGACTGCTGGTAAGGCACTAGATAGAGATAATACTGCTGGATATAATTGTTCTTATCTTCCTATTGATGATGTAAAAGCTTTTGATGAAGCTATGTATATCTTGCTGTGCGGTACAGGTGTAGGGTTCTCTGTAGAGCATAAGTATGTTGAGAAGCTACCAGAAGTCCCTGAGAAGCTTTTTGAGTCTGAGACTACCATAGCAGTAGCTGATAGCAAAGAAGGCTGGGCTAAGGCTCTGAGACAGCTTATAGCCCTATTGTACAGCGGTGAAGTACCTAAGTATGACTTATCCAAAGTAAGACCGGCAGGAGCTAGGTTGAAAACCTTTGGTGGTAGAGCATCAGGAGCAGAACCATTAAAGCAATTATTTGAGTTCTGCATCTCCAAATTTAAACAGGCTGCTGGTAGAAAATTATCATCTATTGATTGTCATGATATCCTATGTAAGATAGGTGAAGTAGTGGTAGTAGGTGGTGTAAGAAGGTCAGCTATGATATCTTTATCAGACTTAGAAGATGACAAGATGAGAGCCTGTAAGTCTGGTTCATGGTGGCAGTATAACCCACAAAGAGCATTGGCTAACAACTCTGCTATGTACGATGAGAAGCCTGATATGAGTCAGTTTATGAAGGAATGGTCTAGCTTGTATGAAAGTAAGTCAGGAGAGCGTGGTATCTTCAGTAGGGCAGCATCAAAGAAACAAGCTGCTAAGAATGAAAGAAGAGATATCAATTATGACTTTGGTACGAATCCTTGTAGTGAGATTATCCTTAGACCATACCAGTTCTGTAACTTGACTGAGGTGGTAGTAAGAGCAGGTGATTCAGTACAGACTCTGAAAGACAAGGTAGAGGTAGCTACAATACTAGGTACATGGCAAGCTACACTAACTAAGTTTCCATACTTGCGTAAGATATGGCAGAAGAACACAGAAGAAGAAAGACTGCTAGGAGTATCTTTGACAGGTATCCTGGATAATAAAATGATGGGAGAAGTAAATGATAACACAAAACAACTCCTTGAAGAACTCAAACAGGTGGCTGTTAAAACAAACGCTGACTTATCTGTTCTTCTCGGAATCCCTCAGTCGACTGCTATCACTTGTATCAAGCCTAGTGGCACTGTGTCTCAGCTTGTTGATTCTGCCTCTGGTATTCATCCTAGACATTCTAGTTATTATATTCGTAGGGTTCGTGGAGATAAAAAAGACCCTCTTTCCAACTTCTTAAAAGAAAAAGGAGTACATACAGAAGACTGTGTGATGAAGCCTGATTCTACTGTGGTATTCTCATTTCCAATAGAAGCTCCTGAAGGTGCTATGGTCAGAGATGACTTAACAGCTATAGATCATCTTGAGTTATGGATGATGTATCAAAAGCATTGGTGTGAACACAAGCCATCTGTGACTATCAGTGTCAAGGAAGAGGAGTGGATGGAAGTAGGAGCATGGGTATGGAAGAACTTTGATGACATATCTGGTATATCCTTCTTACCTTATGATGGTGGTTCATACAGACAAG